CCCTCCTTTTTGTTTTGACCCGCTCCAGGTATTGAAGCGGGTCTATTACTATTTAGTTATTATACTAAGTTATATTCTTGTAATACTTCTATTAATTGGTCTTCAAATTCCTGTTTAGATATTCTTTTGCTTTTGTCTCTATCAATATGGATTAAGTGTTTGGCTGTCGTCCTGCTCCAGTTATTTTCACTTATTACAAGTCCGGTCTTTGGTGTTCTAAATGCTACAACGGTGTCATAACTGTAATGTAGCGTTAAACTGTTATTTATTACTAAGTCTTTTTGGTCTCTTGAATATCCTGTTGATTCTCTAATATCTTCTGCCTGGCTTCTAATTGCATTTTTACTTGTGTCAACGTCTGAATAATGATTGAAGTTATCATCTTTGGTGTACTGATTATACATTTTATACCCTCCATTTATTATATTAGTATATAGCTGTTACTTTACTATATACTATATAACTATATAGTAGTTATTTACTATATAGCTATATACTATATAATTATTATGTATCTATTAGTTATTATATATACTATATATATATTACTAATTAGCATTAATCTAACTATATATCTATTAGTTTATAGTAAGTATATAGCACTTATTTATCTATTTATCATTATTTTATTATGCTATATACTTACTATTTATTAGTTATTCTTTGTCTGTTTCTATTTTTTACCAATTTCTTTATTTGAATATTGGTCTATATACTAAGTGATATTGTATATATATACCGTTTTCTTCTTTTGTTAGGAATAAATCCAACCATGCTTCTTGTGGTTCTGGTCTATCTTCCAGGTGAATTTCTACATTAAAATCTTTTAGCTTGATTCTAGTATGCTTTGGGTCGCTGAATCCTATTACTGAATTATAATCATAACTAACATATCCTATTTGATTCGGGTCAAAGCGGTTCTCTAATATTCTATGATATTTGGTCTCTTGTTGGTCATCTTGTCGGTATATTCTCAGACTAAATGTATGCAGCTGCTTCTTGTTTTCATTCATAAATTCTGATAAGTCCTGGCTGTTAATCAAGTAATCAAATTTGCCTTTTACTATAATATTATCCTGGTCTCCTCCTGATTCTCTCTTCTTTAATAAATTCTTATAATTGATTCTCATCTTTTAACATCTCCTTTTTATTAGTTTTAGAGGTTTTACATCCTCTATATTACTATATAGTTATTATAGTACTATATAGCATTATAGAGAATATGGTGGGTTAAGGCACTATCTTAACCCGTTGTTTTACCTTTAGCTTTCTACAGTCAATACATGCGGTTTATATCTTTGTCAATTCATAACTTGATTATCATATTGAATCAATTCAAACAGCCTACTTGATTCTAGACCTTCAAACATCTTTGATATAGATACACCTACATTCTGTACACGCATTCAAAGGTGGAGTTTAAAGCCTCCCGGCAGCTATTTGCTATCATAGCTATATGTTGTCATTTAATTGTCAAGGTTCTCATCCTATGTATGCGGCTGCTATGCGACGCATATATAGAATGTATTATTCTTTTATTATTCACAACGGACGGGTAACCGCTGCGACCCGTTTTTCATCCTGCAATCATATTATATCATTAGTTTGACGGTTTGTCAATGTTCTGTTCTTTGCTTTATTCTTTTATCATTGATATGACAGTAAAGAACCGGCTTTTGTTGGTTCCGGTTTTTGGTCGTGGTTTTGGCTTCTTATATGGTATTTTAGCGGTTTTCACCTGGTTAAATTCTCTTTTTAAATAGATAGGAAGAGACCCCCCCTACCCACCTTTGCCTGCATGCACCTATATATATACTCCCCCCCGCAAAATTTTTCAAAAAAAGAGTTTACTCAGAGGTCATGGTAATTATTTCCATATATATTCACTTTATTTTATGACAAGAATTTGATATATTGTAGGAAAAGGTATTATTTAGGAGGTAGAGGCATTGTCAGTATTTAGTAATAGTGATGATAGATGTCGTCATAAGTGGAAGAAGGTAGATAAGGACGATAGTTTTACGAGAATAGGCAGGTACAAGTACAAGCGTGTATATGAGAGGTGCATCAGATGTGGTGAAGAGAGAATAAGGAAAGTAAAAAAGAGAGCAGAGAGGTCTGATATACATGGGAAAAAATATTACTAATTACAAGGGCGAGGTATCGGAGAGAGTAGAGAGGATGGCGGACATATTTTTAAACGAGAGTGGAGAAGACGACGGAGAAAGTCCAGATTTTCGTAGAGATTTCAATGTATTCTGGCAGATATTGAAAGAGGAGATAGGAGACGATTTAAAGGCAGAGCAGATAGCGTATTTAGCGGCATATTCTATTATCGGTAGTGTAACATACTCTTGCAAGTGTGCTGGTATAGTAACCAGGACTATCTACAACTGGAAAGAAGACCCAGTTTTTATGGAATACTATGAGAGAGCACAGCAGGCTTATACTGAATATTTAGAGTTAGAGGCACAGCGTAGGGCAGTAATGGGGGTACCGGAGGAAGTATATTACAAAGGCGAGGTAGTAGGAGAGAAGCGTAACTATTCTGATTCACTACTTAAATTTTTATTAAAAGGCAACAATCCTGAGAAATACCAGGAATCGAAGATAGAGATAAAAGGCGGGGAGAACGGTGATATACAGGTAAATTTCGGTACACCGGAGTTGAACCAAGAGTTAGACACATCAGAGGTACATGATGTCGAGGAATACGAAGATGTCGAGGAGGAAGACGAAGAGCCATTCTAAGAGAGGTTGAGTAATATGACAGGCAGATTTAAGAAATTCACACCAGAATACCAGCATGGAGACCGCTCGTTAAAGAAGAAGCAGGGTGGTATAGACAGGCTCAAACCTTCTAGGCACTCTAAGAGCAGCAAGGTTACGGAGTTTAATATGAACTGGCTGCCACAGAAAAGGCAGTTAAAGTTTTTAGAGGCTTGTGGTCTATCACATCCGTTCAAGTATTACCTTGACGAGACAGAAAGCGGCAAACCCAAAATTTTTAAAAGAAAAGGTAATATACCGAAAGAGATAAAGAACCCAGAAGCGAGGATAATAGGATATGGCGGTGCAGCAGGTGGAGGTAAGTCAGACGCTTTACTTATAACCCTGTTTATCGGTATTTTATCCAATCCAGGTGCTAAATGTGGTTATTTTCGTAGGACTTTTACCCAGTTAGAAGGTGCTGGCGGTGCTATCATGCGTTCCAAAGAACTTTTTGCTTCTTTCCCAGGTGCTAAATGGAACGGAACTAAACACAGGTGGATATTTGAGAGCCTAAACGACGGTGTTATCCAGTTCTCACATATCCAAAATGAAGATAATGTCTATGATTATCAATCACAACAGTTCGATTATATCGCTTTTGATGAATGCACACAGTTTACAAGGTATATGTACAGATACTTGATGTCAAGGAACAGGGTTACTATCAAAGGTGTCTATCCTTTGTTCGTTATGGCTACTAACCCCGGTGGTGTAGGGCATCAATGGTTTAAAAGCGAGTTTGTAGATATAGGTAAACCAGAAAAACCTCACATGGTAGAAGTAAGACCAGGTAAGAAAGAAAAGCACATGTTTATACCGGCTAAATTAGAAGATAATATCATACTAGAGGACAGAGACCCCGGCTATAGAGGCAACCTAGAGGGTATGAACGAATTAGAAAGAAAAAGGTTACTTAAAGGTGATTGGGACATACATTCAGGACAGTTTTTACCAGAGTTCGACAGGGATATACATGTTATTGATAGGTTCGATATACCCGATAACTGGAAAAGATTCATCTCTATTGACTATGGTCTGGATATGGCAGCAGTTTACTGGTATGCTTTGGATACTCTAGGGTTTTATTATTGTTATAAAGAACTATATAGACCTAATCTATCACTATCAAGCCTTGCAGAGGCTATACGAGAAAGAACTACCCCTATTGAAAGAAGCGAACTAGCCTATACCGTAGCATCACCCGACTTATGGAACAGAAGGCAGGAAACAGGTAAGTCAGGTCGTCAGATACTTACAGAAAACGGACTTACTGGCTATGTTCTAAGAAGGGCAGATGACCGTAGAGTAGCAGGTTGGAGGGTAACAAGAGAATATATAAAACCCATAGATGACCCTTATTATGACGGTGATGATGAGCCAGATAAGACTTCAAGAGTTCTTTTTGTCAGAGGCAGAGTTCCTAATATGATTAACTCACTTCCAGCTTTACAGACAAGCGATAAAAACCCTGATGATGCAGCCGATGAACCACACTCTATTACACATGCTCCCGAAAGTTTTAGATACTTCTGTATGTCAAGACCACCATTGAGAACATTAAATGAAGATGACAGAAAAGAAA